GGTATCTTGCTCCTAACCGACATGCAGAAACTTGAAGTAAAGGCCGTAATCAGCCGCTTCGGAGGGCGTTCTACCCTCTGGCGCAAGCTGGGTGCTGCCGGTCACAAGATCAACATCAGGGCCATCGACCAGTGGGTCGCTCGCGAGAACATCCCGACCGTGTGGATCATCCGCTTGCTAGAACTCGCCGGCAACGAAGGCTGGAACTTCAGCATCAAGGACTTTCTTTCCCCTACCAACAATGGACTACATCAAGACTAAGACCACCTCCGACCTTCGCAAGATGGTCGCAGAAATCAACGAAGTGAGCGCCTTACACAAGGCGACCATCGAAGCGATCTACGCAGAGCTCCTGGAGCGCTACGGCAAGACCTTCCAGAACGAACTTGCCGAAGCCGGCAAGCAAGACGGCGAAATGACCCGCGACATTGACGGCCAGCGCCTCACCTTCGCCATCAAGGCCAAGGTCAAATGGGACTCCAGTAAGCTCCAAGAGGTCGCTGCGACCCTTGACCCTGCCCTGGTCTACAAGGTCTTCAAAATCGAATTCTCGGTGCCTGAGCGCACCTTCAAGGCCATGACCGACGATAAGTTGGTTATGCAGTTGACTGAGGCCCGCACCGTAGAATACACCACCCCGAAGATCGTTTTCTCCAACTAACAAACTTTGGGGAAGTCAGGATAGAACGGGTGCAGTAATGCCCCGCATGCTCAGGATCGTTTTGGCATTGTTGATTCCCACGGCTTCCCCTCCCCTCTCCCACCATACCGATACCATGATTAAAATCATCAAAGCCAGCGACCGGCTCAAGGCCGCTACCAAAGTCAACATGCTCATCTTCGGCCCTTCTGGGGTCGGCAAGACGACGCTCGCACGAACGCTCAATCCGGCCACGACTCTGTTCGTGGACTTGGAGGCAGGCACCCTCGCCATCCAAGATTGGCCCGGTGACGTCATCGACGTCCGCGCCACCGCCCAGGAGTTCGGTCGCTTCCCATGGGAGATCGCGCGCGCGCTCGCCCTCTACATCGGTGGCCACGACCCCAGCGATTCCGCCGGCAACTACTCCAAGCCGAACTACGACGCCGTTGTCGAAGCGTTCAAGGATATCAACCTCCAGAAGTATGACACGATCTTCGTGGACTCTATCACCGTTGCCTCCCGCGAGTGCTTCAAGTGGGCTGAGAAGCAGCCCGAAGCCGTCTCTGAGAAGACCGGTAAGCCCGACACCCGTGGCGCCTACGGCATCCTCAAGAAAGAGATGATGCGTTGGACCACCCACCTTCAGCACTGCAACAAGTCCGTCATCATGGTCGGCATCCTCAACCGCGAAGAAGATGATCTCAAGCGCGTCACTTGGTCTCCCCAAGTCGAAGGCGCTGCCACCGGTCGCGAACTCCCCGGCATCTTTGACCAGGTGATGACTCTCCAGAACTTCAAGGCCGAAGACGCCACACAGTACCGCGCCCTTGTCTGTCAGCAACAAAACCCGTGGGGCTACCCCGCCAAGGATCGCTCCGGCTGCCTCGAAGTCATCGAAGCTCCCGACCTCGGCGCCCTCCTGGTCAAAATCCGCGAAGGTAAGCGCGTCGACACGACCATTATCACCACTCTGCCCAAGCAGTAATCCAACCCAAACCCAAACCCAAGAAAACATCATGTTCTCCTCCACGTCCGGAGCCTCTGAAAAGAGCAACTCCCTCATCCCCAACGGCACGCTCGCCTTCGGCATCCTCAAGGTGCTCGAAATCAAGCGCAGCCAGAAGACCAACGGCGAGTACGCTCGCATCGAACTGATCATCACGGAAGGCGAATACGCCAACCGCCACATCTGGTCGATCGTCATGAGCCCGCTTGACCGTAACAACGTCAACGAAGCCAACCGCAAGGAAGGCAAGGCTGACGGCGCCAAGATGGGCCTTGTCGCCCTGACCCGCATGTACGAGGCCGCAGGCCTCGTCGACTGGTCCAAGGGTGGCAACTACTCCCAGCTCGACAGCCTGTCGTTCCAGGAGTTGCTTGCCCAGCTCGATGGCCAGACCGTTGCCTTTAAGGTCAAGGTCGCCAAGGGCACCGAAGGCTACGAAGACAAGAACGAGATCGCGGAGTACCTCTCCCCGAACCCCGGCTCTGGTAGTGTCGTCGGCTGGCGCAAGCTCGCTGCCGATGGTGTCGCTCACATCGGTCAGCAGATCGAGAACGCGCCAATCGTTAAGCCCTCGTTCGTCGCCGGTCCTAGCCAAGCTCCCGCACCGAAGGCCGGCTCTGCCGGCCCCGCGTGGCTCAAGCGCCCAGGAGGTAATCCCTTCTAAGGTCGCAGGAAGTCCAAGGACGTCCACAGAAGGTTTGACGAGGCTTTAAAAACTCGTCAAACCTTCCTTCGTCTAGGGCCTCGATCTTTATCATTTTTAACGTGGCGTGGATATGCGGCCAAAAATGGCGTCGGTTCCATTCCGGCAACAATATCCTTTGTGCGTGATGCTCCGTTGGTAGCCTCTCCGCAAGCCCCACTTAAAACATGCAACTCAGACCCCGACAAAGGGAATTCGTAGACAAGTGCCTCAGGGCGCTTGAAAAGAACGGAGATACCGTAGGCGTGGCGCCGACAGGCGCCGGCAAGACGGTCATGCTCGCAGCTATCACCAAGGAGGTCGGAGGCCGATCCCTTGTTCTTCAACACCGCGTAGAACTCGTGACCCAGAACCGCCGCACGTTCGGCAGGATGGCTCCCGATGTTATAACGGACTTGTATACGGCTGACCGCAAGGAGTGGGCGACAGGCACGACCTTTGGAATGGTGCAGACCCTGTCTATGGACAAGAACCTGCTCACCATGCCCAAGCTGGACTTCATCGTCATCGACGAAGCCCACCACGTTGCCGCGCACAGCTACAAGAAGATCGTGGATAAGGCCATGGAGATCAACCCAGACGTCAAGCTGCTCGGAGTCACTGCGACCCCTGGTCGTGGCGACGGCAAGGGCATGATCGAGATGTTCTCTAATGTGGCCGATATCATCAAGCTCGGCGAGCTCGTAGCCGGCGGCTTCTTGGTGAAGCCTAGGTTCTTTGTCATCGACTGCTGTATCCGCGAGGAACTCAGCAAGGTCAGGGTGACGGCCAGCGACTTCGACATGGAGCAAGTGGCTGCTATCATGGACCAAAGTCCAGTGACCATGAAGGTCATCGAAGAGTGGAAGGACAAGGCAGGAGACAGGCGCACGGTCGTCTTCTGCTCTACCGTGCTGCACGCCCAGCATGTATGCTCCGCGTTCCAATCGTCTGGCGTCAAGGCTAATTGGATTTCGGGCGAGATGCCCATGCCGGACCGCATCGATATCTTGCAGCGCTTCGACAAGGGGCTCGTGCAGGTGGTCGTCAATGTGGCCGTGCTGACCGAAGGCTGGGACTGCCAGCCCGTGTCGTGCGTGGTGCTGCTGCGCCCGTGTAGCTACAAGAGCACCATGATCCAAATGATCGGGCGCGGACTACGCAAGGTAGACCCAGAGGTGTACCCTGGTATCGTCAAGGACGACTGCGTGGTGCTCGATTTTGGATACAGCCTGGTCAAGCACGGCTCGATAGAGGCCGGCGCCAGCATCAACGGGAGCTGTGAGGAGGATCAATTCCAGACGTGCCCTGACTGCGGAACGGTATGCCCAGCCAGCGAAGAGTTCTGCCCGATGTGCGACAAGCAACTCATCATACCGGTCGAGCCGGTAAAAGAAGACGAAGAAGAAAAGCTGCCCATGCCAATCAAGGTGCCGACCCTCGAAGACTTCAGGCTGCGCGAGGTCGAACTGCTGGACGCATCGCCCTACAAGTGGCAAGACCTATTCGATGGTCTCGCTACTGTCGCGAACGGCATGACCGCTTGGGCTGTGATCGTCTACTACAACGAAAAGTGGGTAGCCATTGGCAAGATTGACGACCCGCAGACCGGCAAGCGACCAGCGAGACTCCTGGCCATTTCGGGCAAGGAAAACCGCCCTGCGGCGCTCGCTTCCGCTGACGACTTCCTCCGTGAATACGGCGACGCAGAAGCCGCAAAGAAGACGAAGCGTTGGCTCACCCAGCCGGCTACGGAAAAGCAACTTCAGCTCCTGGGCTATGAACAGGTTTCTGCCTTCGGAGTCACAAAGTATCTTGCCTCATGCCAGCTTACTTGGCAATTCAATGAGCGCGAGATCCAGCGTCTCGTTTTGAAATCATGACCGAACTATTCAAGCCCGAAACAGTCAATCTGTTCTCTGAGGCGTTCGTCTCCCACGTTGATAATGCACTTATCAATAAGAGGGCGAGCCAACCAAAGCGACAGTATCTGGGCGCCTCCATGTGGGGCGAGACTTGTGAAAGGAAACTAGCATACATCTTCCATCAGCAACCTGAGGACGAAGGAACAGGCTTTAGTGCCAACATCCTGCGCATCTTCGACATGGGGCACGACTGCGAGGATCGCGTAGCCGAGTACGTCAAGGGCGCACGCTTCGAGCTGGTCACGCACAAGGCAGATGGCAGTCAGTTCGGGTTTGAAGCAGCCGAAGGCAAGCTGAAGGGTCACATCGACGGCGTGATCACAAGCGGACCTGCCTTTACTCAGTTCGAGTATCCTGTCCTGTGGGAGAATAAAGGGCTCAATAACAAGAGCTGGAACGATACGCTCAAGAAGGGCGTCAAGGCTTCCAAGCCCCTCTACTATTCGCAGGCACAGACCTACATGGCCTACATGGAGCTCACCAACGGTTGCATCTTCACGTTCCTCAACAGAGATAGCGGAGAGCTCGCATCCGAGTTCCTGCCCTTCGACGCCCGACAAGCCCAGGAGTCCAGCGACCGCGCCGTGCGCGTGATCCAGACCGCCAGCCCCATCGAGCTGTCCCGATGCACCAACGACCCGGCGGACTTCCGCTGCAAGTGGTGCAACTTTAAGAAGACCTGCTGGGACTCAGGTATCACCAGCGTAACCACCGAAGACACCCTACCGTTATGGCTAAGAAGAAAGTAAACAAGAAGGTCAAGAAGACCGGCATTTGCCTCGTCCGCAAGGTGCTCGACAACTACGTCGACATTGTTGGCGACGAAGAGATGCTTGTCGCGGATGGCTTCGATGAGGCCATTATCGGCGTCACCTACGGCTACGGCGATCAAGTCGTGGTGTATGATTGGGACGCGTGCATAGAGATACTCCGCAAGGACATGTCTCATGAAGACGCGCTTGAGCACATGGGATACAATGTCACCGGGGCTTACGTCGGAGAACGCACACCGCAGTTCGTCCGCTTCATCGACTCAATTCAAGACGAGTATGGAACCGGAAAATAAGCACAAGCGCGCGCGCTTTGAATACAAGGGCGTGTCTATGTCCTACTTCCGCATGGAACGCATCAAGGAGATTGCCCCGATGATCCAACGCGCCAACGACAATCGTATGACCATCCCGCAGGCCGCCAAGTGGCTAGGCTGGTCGACTTCCGCGCTCCGTAATTGGCTGCGCATCTTGGGCATGCATTGGCATGCCAAGCCGAAACGCACCGTGTACCGGCTGGACAAGGATGGCTGGGATGAGAAGATCAAGGCCATGCGTGAAAAGAAAGTATCTATCAACAAGATAGCCATGGAGCTTGGAGTCGGTCCTTGGAACATCTCGCGATACGTTCGCGACCACGGACTTCAATCCCGCGCCAGAAAGAACAGGGAGCAACTGTGAGCGACCTCATCATTGGAAGGGATGCGCTGAAGCTGCATCTCCAGGTAATCTTCGGCAAAATTCCCAAGTATGGATACATCAATGTCCGTGGCATCGGAGAGAAGGGCACGGATGGCGAGGGCGAGTTCCGCGAGGACAAGTTCATCGACCTGTCCGACTGCTCAGACCCTATCAGCGAAGTGTGGCGACATGTCGAACGCTGGTCTGAGTTCAACCGCGCAAGCTTTGTCGTGCCGGCCATCCTGTCGCAACCTCGCGGAACAAGCGAGAACGTCAGCGAGTTCCGATCCATCGTGGTCGACCTCGACTCCGGCGACATTGACGCCAAGCACGCTTTCTTAGGCAAGACCATCGGAGAGCCGACCGCTGTCGTGCTGTCCGGCGGTGAGATCGAAGGCATGCGTAAGCGCCACCTCTGGTGGTCGCTCATGGACCCGTGCAAGGACATTGAGGGCTACATCAAGCTGCGCGACGAAGTCGCCAAGAAGGGTGGAGGCGACATGCAGTTCGGCCTTGGCGTTGAGGGCAATCCGTTCGGCAGGGCTCACCAGCCTGTCCGTCTCGCCGGCTCTACGCACGGCAAGAACAACGTCATCAAGCAAGTCGCCATCAAGGTAGACACCACCAACGCCCAGGCATACGGCTTCGACCGCATCCGTGAACGCATCATCGTCCAGCACGCTGCCTTTGACGGCTCTACCGTGTCCGCAAGCGAGCCCATCTTCCGCGCCGAGAAAGCCCAGGTCGACCTGAGCGAGAAGGTCTATGAGGGTGGCGACGATGAGAAGAACCGCTTTAGCCAATTTAGCCGAGTGTGCGGCTTCTACATCAGCACCGTCAGACGTGGAGAGAAGACTTTGGAAGAAGCCAAGGAAGCCTTGTTCGGCTGGATGGAGGTCAACATGGTCCCGCCATGGCCCCTCCAACGCGCCGAACGTGAATGGCATGCCGTGCTCTCGCGCGACATGGCCAACCATGGCCCGATGCCCGAGCCCGTGAAGCCCATGATCGCGGACGGAGACGGCCTCGAAGTGTGGGCTGCCCACCGCTGGTCTATGTCTGAGAAGCCCAAGCGCCGCTTTCTCGTGGACAACCTTATCCTCGCCGGCAAACACCAACTGCTCGTCGCCGAAGGCGGCGCAGGCAAGACATTCCTGATGCTCGACCTTGCGATCAAGGTGGCGTCCTATGAGCCAGGTGAGAAGCTTGAATGGTGCGGTTCGCGTGTCAGCGAAGGCGGCACCGTTGTCATCCTCACGACCGAAGACGACAAGGACGAGCTCCACATCCGACTGCACGATATCGACCCCGGCAACCGAAGGGAGAGCGCTGGCGATAAGCTGATCATCTTCCCCACCATTAACTCCGGCGGTGCGTTCGCTATCACCGAGGTCGATGCAAGGACAGGGGAGGCGAAGCCTTCCCGACGATGGGCCGAGTTCATGGCACTGCTCCGCAGGCTTCCCGACTTGAAGCTGGTAGTGGTCGACACCCTTAACAGCACGCTCCACGGCGAGGAAAACTCCGCCACCGTGATCAATGAGTTCGTCCGCGTAGCCTCTCAGGTATGCGGAGACCTTGGTGCTGCCCTGGTGCTGACCCACCACATCCGCAAGCAAGGCGACGAACCTATCCGTGGGGTCGAAGACATGAAGTCCAGCATCCGAGGCTCATCCGCGCTTCCCGCCGCCTTCCGTGCCGTCATTGGCATCTGGCATTGCTCCGACTACGACCGCAGACTGACCGCCATGGGCTTACCGCCTAAGCGCGGACTCCTGTGGAAGATGGCGGTCGTCAAGGCCAACAACCCGGAGATGTTCGATGGAGAGCGTACCCTGCTACGCTCCGACTCCGGCCTGCTTCTTGACGTCAGCGACCGCGATCAGTTCTCCGTTGTCAACATGGGCGAACGCCACGCTTGGCTCGTCCTCGCCATCGAACAGGCGGCCTTCAATGGCCATCCTTACTCAATCGAAGGCAAAAACGCCAAGTCCGGCCTCTATCGTCGACGCGCCGAGCTACCGCAGGTGCTCCGACAGGTCGGCCCTGGGGAGTTCCAGCACCTCGTGGACGACATGCTCAGTCGCAATCTCGTCGTATCGGCCTCCGCGCAAGGCGGGAAGGAGAAGAAGTGGCTCGATATCCCGACCGGCCCTATTGCTCGCGACACCGAAGGCGCTCACTTGACCTCCGGCGCCTACCGCCCGCCGAATTGGGATCAATGGGAATACGACCCCGTAATGAATGTTTGCATCTGACTTGCCATGTTCAAAAGCAAATTCAAATTAATGCCGAACACCATCATGTACCGAGATATCAAAACCGAAGACCTGTACCTTCGTATCAACGAGCTGTTTGATGAAGTCGTCATGTTGCGCGTAAAAGTCGCAACCAGAGACGAGCACGTCAGCGCCGAGATTAACGAAGTCGTCCAGGAGAACAACACGCTGCGCGATCGGCTCAAGGAATCAAACCACGAAGTCCTCGTAAGGGGTAAGCGTATCACCGACCTTGAAGCCCAAATCGAACGCATGGACCAGGAGGCATCCCGATGACTCCCAAGCAATCAAAACGCAATGAAATCAAGGAGCTCTACAAGCTTCTGGATAAGGCCAACGAAAAGGCCATGCGCATGACCAAGGTAGACGAAATCAAGGAGCACCTCCACCGCGTAGCCGAGATCCGCATGCGCATCTCCGTGCTCGAAGGGGAGATCAACTACTGATGCGACACGTCGCAAGCCTCCTCTTGAGCGTAGCAACCGTAGGTGCCGAGTCAGTCCCCGAAAGGTGGATTGACGCCATTCAGATCATAGAGTCTGGTGGCGAAGCCAACCCCGATGCAGCCATTGGGGACGGGGGCAAGGCCAGGGGGCGATTCCAATTTCACAAGTCCGCATGGGAAGACTGCTCCAAGGTCCGCAAGGATAATAAGGAGCGCGTCTACCCCTACGCCAAGGCCAAAGACCCCGTGATCGCACGCGAGTATGCCCGGACGTGGCTCACCCACCTCCGGCGCCGGCTCACCGCGCGTATCGGACGGCCTGCCGATGCTGCCGAGACTTGGCTGCTCTACAACCTGGGCTGGGCCGGCTTTGAGCGCTTCGACTTCCACTACGCCCTTGTGCCTCCCGCCAAGTTTGAGAAGGCCCTTGCCGTACTTAACCTATCCCGATGACCGATAAACCTAACCCCCTCCCCCTAAAGTTCAAGGACAAGGAGAAGCTATGGAAGGGCCCCCTGAAGATCACTTCTGAGGGCTCGTCCGAACTAACCGAGAAGCAAGCTGCTTTCTCCCGCTTCTATGCGTCAAATGGCGGCAATGGGGCACAAGCTGCTCGCGACGCCGGCTATTCCGAGGCTAACGCCAAGGACCAGGCCAGCGAGCTCCTGGCTATGCCCAAGATACGCGAAGCCATCGAGATCAGCCGCGATATCTCCATCAAGACGTCCGGCGCCTCAAAGGCATGGTCGGTGATCGACTCCCTCATGACAGACCCTTCTGCGCCCGCCCAGGTTCGCTTCCAGGCCGCGAAGTGGACCCTGGAGGCATCAGGGCATGGACTGAGCGCTGTCGCCGCCTCCTTGCACCTGGGGATGAAGCGCAGCGGCAAGCTGCTGTCCGAGATGAGCGTCTCCGAGCTAGAAGAGTTCATCCACCGAGGGCGAGCTACCTTCGACCACATGAAGACCACCGTCAGCACCGTGATGAAGGCCCACGAGGCAGCACATGGCGCAATCGACGTGCCGGCGGAAAAGGGGGATCAATAGATCCCCTTCTTCTTGTCCGCTTTGACCAGCTTCGTCACCCTTCGCTTGTCCTTATTGGCCTTCTCTCGTGCTATGAAGCCAGCCGAGTCCCATGCCATAATGTCGTCCAATTCCTTGCGGATTTTGGCCCTGTATGTCCTCATCCAGTCCCGGCGCTGCCGCTTCTTGGCCGTGGGCGAGGCCTTGATCGTCTTCTTCGCGTACCAATTAGAGTTGGTTTTTCGCTGTTTATTGATGCGCTCGAACATCCAAGCGACCAATTTGGACATTGAGAAATCGGGCATTTTTGCCCGTTTTAAAGGGGTCGGGATTGAGGAAGCACGCAAATCATCCTTTGAGGATGAATTGGCGGTTTTTCGGAGTTTAGACATGATCCATGGACATAAAACTCCGAATTCCGAAATGTCAATCGACAATAGCAACGGGCGTTTTACGCGTTTCTGTATAAGTCCGGAAAAGTCGAGGAAGGTCATCCTCATCCCCTCTACCACTTTTAACCAATCGTACCAGCCGGGCCGTGAGGATTCCCTACGGGAAGGATTATAGTCCCTAACGGTACTCTTAATCCCTTACCCCTTAGCAAAGGGGAGGGATAAAGACTAATCGCCATCCACCGTAGCAGCCCACTAAGTTATCAACATGCTCACAATAGTATTCACAGTAAATGGCACCCCCCGCCCACAACCTCGCCCACGCTTCGTGAAGGGCCATGTCGTGTCCACCGCCGACCAGGGCACGCGCCTGTGGCGAGCTAAGGTCGTCTCGGTATGCGCCGAACTCCCCAAGCTGCCCGAAAAGACCCCCGCAGCCGTTGAGATGGTCTTTCGCATGCCCTCGGCCAAGACTGATCGCGTTAACCTCCCGCACCTATCCACCCCGGACGTGGACAACCTGGCCAAGCTGATCCTGGACGCCATGCAAGACGCGAACATGCTGCCGAATGACTCTGCCGTCTCCCGCCTCACCGTGATCAAGCGCTGGGCTTTGCCAGGGGACGCCGGCGTCTCGGTCCAGGTGTCGGACGATGTGCCTAGCGGGGATGGGCCGCAAGGCCCTCCCAAATGGCTTCTGGGCGGTCTTGACCCGGATGACGGGGAGTGAGCCCCAAAAAGAAGAAGCCCCATTCCTGGGGCTTCGTAGACCGTCCTGTGGCTTAGGCCTATCTCGTGCCTAGCGTGTGGCCGGCCACGGAGGCGTCGACCGTGCGCTTGCCACCGTTATGCTCGGCAGCAGCGCGACGGATCGCCCTCTCAACGTAGGCGTCCAAAGCCAGAAGGAACTCCTTGGCGGTGCGCTTGTCGGCGACCTCCTTGATCAGTTTCTTCACGGCAGCAGGCTTGATGTATTGTATCTTCATGGGGGAAATTAGCCAAATGTATTCCATAGGATTACGCTCGTCGTCGTCCTCTTCATCATCCGGTTCGATGGCATGGCTGTTGCACATGGCTTGGCTTGATCGTCACGTTTCGGGTTCATGCGTAGAATTCAAGCTCCCATTTCAATTCCTTGTAATACCAATCGTGCATGTCCCAGCGCGCCTTGCACAATTTGTAGTAAGTCGCTTCGTCCTCTTCGCTCAATGCGGCGTTGAATAGGTTGGTGTAGTGCTCCGACGCGTGCTTGAAGCTCTTGTCGTCAGCCCAAATCTTCCAATCCTGCCGGAGCAGGCTTCGGGCTTGGCTCACTTGGTGGCCCTCCACTTGTTGCGGAGAAGCAGCGCCTCCCATGCCTTCTTGTAGTTGGCGGTCATGCGTCCGACCAGGGCTTTCTCCACCGGCGTCAGCTGCTTGAGCCCAGGCTTCATGATCTCAGGCCTGCGCTTCTGCTTTGGCTTCTTCACGGCTGCTTGCCCTCCAAGATCGCGATCTGGTTCAACGCCTGGGTGTAGAGCAAGGTCAACCGCGCAACGTCGTCTTGCAGGATCATGTAGTCGGACGTGCGGACGAATTCCTGGCGCTTGTCGTCATGCGTCCCGCCCAACAGCCCAAGCGAACCGCCGACGTAGATGTATGTCTCGGCCGGCTTCATCGCGCGTCCTCCTCAATGTCTTCGGCATAGGCCGAAGGGATGCGCTGTCTTGTCTTGTGGCAACAGAAGAGCAGCGGGTGATCCCAATTCACGTCAATGCCGATCACGTTCCAATCGTTCCAGCGGTCGGTGTCCTTGGCGTCAATCGCCTCGCGGATACGGTCGGCGTTCTCGACAGCAGCCTCGAAAGACAGCGCCTCCAAGTCGGACATGAGGAAGAAAAGGGGATAGCCCCCCGGCCAAGCCCATGGGCCTGCCGAGAGGTATCGGTCGAAGTCTTCGCGCGTTTCGATTTTAACCATTGGCCTCGTCTCCGATGGAGTTGACGCGGTGCGGTTCGAGGATGTGCTGCTCGAACAGGTCGCGCAGGTTCTTCGTTCGCGTGGTGGCCTTGATGCCCTTGTCCGCGAGCAACTGCACGACCATGTGCTTGGTCGCGGAAGTGTGCCGGAACTTCAAGCCCTTTTCAGCTAACTTCAAGACCCCATTGATGGACAGGAGTCGGTAATACTCGATGCCCATCTTGCCGGTGATCATCTGGCCTCCGTGCTTGTCCTGCTCGATGCGCGAACCGTCCACCAACGTCCGAACGGTCGTGCCGTCGGGGTTGGTGGTCAGTCCAGGGGTGGGTTTATTTTCTTCTGGTGTGTTCATGTTTTTGTGTGGGGGGAAATTATGAGCCGATGACTATGCCGGTCTTGGCGAAGTGATACGCGCGGTTCAACTGCTCTTCGATGGGCATCTTGTCGTCCCAATCCATGAAGAGGAAGCCGTCACCGTGGACGCCAACCGCGCAAAAATATCCGTCACCGATCTGGATGAAAACCTTGCCGGTCTTCATTGCGTATTCGCCACCCAGGTGAAACTCGGCGTCGGTTTCTTCGGTCTTAGCTTCGCTCTTGGTGATGATGATACCGCGGTCTTTAAGCCAGTCGAAGACGCGCAGAGAGACGTGCTTACTGACCAAGCGCTTGACCGTTTTGTTTGTGAGAGTCTTGGACATGTTAGGCTTCCTCGGTGTAGTAGAAATCGAGAAACTCGAAGGTGGGTCGGCCCTCGTATCCATCGAGCCAAAACATCAAGCCCTTCATGACCTCATCGCGGATCATCTCCTTGGTCGCGTTAATCGCGGGGCAAGAGACGTCGATGTAGAAGTCGAAGACGAGCACGTCTCGGACAAACATCACCCGACCGTTGCCGTCCGTGGTCGGCTCGTGCTCCATCGAGACATTGCCGGCAATGGTGTCGAGCACGTCCAGATGAATGTCGGGCAGCACTTCGTCCATCGTTACGTTTTCGAGCACGTCGTTGCGGTGCGGGAGGGGGACGCCCTGCGCTCCTTCGGATCGTGCGGTGTATTTGCCCGCGTAGGGCGCGGTCAGTTTGTAGTGGATTTTCGTTCTCATTTTTGTGGTGGGAAGGGGTGGGGTTATGGGTTTGCAGAATAGTCGCGTCGAGCCTTTTCGGCTGTCGCGCGTAGGTTCGCGTTCTTGGCGATTAGTTTAGCTCCGGCGTCCTTGGTCTCGTCTTCGAGCCCGATCCGTTTCATCTCGCCGGCGAAGGTGATGGCTCGTTGCGTATTCTTATCGGCAGACGCGACCAGGAGCGAGAGCAGCAGGTTGTTCATCTCCTGACCGCCTCGGACGCTCGTAATGACGCCAGAGTAAGCGAGAGATAGGCGCGCGAGGTCGTCCGTATCAAGAGACGAGAAAGACAACTTGCCATCAATGGCGACGCGAAGGGCTTTGCCCAGCGCCTTCGCGAGTCGCTCGGCTTCCAGCCGTGGGGATTTACTCATTGTCTTGGGCGTATCCATACATTGCCCGTAGGGTGTCAAGCCCTCGGCAGGCCTGTCCGCTGGTTAGGTGTTCGGGGTGGTCTTCAAAGAATTGGATCACTTCAAGGGCATCCTCATCGTCCTCGATTGCACGGAGTCCAAGCACCAGCATAAGCGCGTCGTAAGGTTTCATTGCCAGACCTCCATGCAGTCCACGCAGACGTTAAAGGTCGGCCGCATCACGACCGGGCAAGACCTCCAAGCCTTGCCCCCTTCGATGTTCCTGCTGATCCAATTCGCGCGACGTCGCCCCGTGCGGATCGCGCGGACGGCGTAGCGTTCGCCAGCCAGGTGCGTCCCGCAACAGTCACAAGGGCGGTTGCTAAACTCGTTCTTCTCGACGTCGCCCATGCTGCCGACCGGAATGGTCGACAGCACTTCGAGCTTGGGGTGAATGAGGTTGCTTCTCATCGGGATCGGGGTCCGACCGTGCGGAGGATTGCGAAGCCTTGGCGCGCGTTCTCAATGGCTTCAATGCGATTGCGGTTCGCGTGAAGCCGGAGGCCGGCGGTCATCTCTTCGGCGGTCTTTCCGTTGCTGGGGCGGTCTGCTCCTGCTTCGATGCGGTTCGCCCATTCGGCGTTTTCCTTCGCGCTGAAACAAGCCCTGCGGGCTCGCTCCAAGTGCTTCAAGGCTTCGTCGATGTGGCTGATGTGTTCGGGGGTGAAGCCGTAAGGCTTCGCGGTCTTGGTCGGTGTGGGCATGTTGGTGCGGGGTGAAAGGTTAGTTGTTCTTCGGATCAGTTTCGGGGGCGGGAAGGCCGTCGCCTTCTTCGTCTTCGTCTTCGTCTTCTTCGTCTTCGTCTTCGCGCTCAATGAGGACTTCGCCCGTCTTCTCGCCGGCGAAGAATGTCGCTTCGTAGGTCTCGAAAAGCCCGCCCTCTTCTTCAAACTCGGCGGTGATTTTTAGTCCAGGGTATTGCCGACTAATTTCGATTAGCACGGGCTCGCACGGAGCCCACGCGGTGTCGAAGGTGTAGCAAAGCGAGAAGGCTTTGCCGGTCTTCTCAATGTCGTGCTTCATAACGTGGCAGGCATCCCACTTCGTGCCCCAGACCTCAACGTGGAAGTCGTAAGCGCACGAATAGCCGAACCTCGCGATTAGGTCGGCTTCGTGCTTCTTGTAGGCTTCGGTTTTCTCTTCCTCGCTCTTGTAGACCTTGCATCCATCGTTCCATTCATCGAGCTCCTTCGGGCAGGGCAGGAAGTTTTGAAAGGTCAGGTCGGTCTTGCCGTGGGCGTCTTCGTCCTCGCCCATTGCCTGCTTGGCAAAGGCTTCGAGGTCGCGGCGCTTACCCTTCAAGACGAGGGTGGTTGAAGTCCAATTAGGCATTGGCGTCGGTCTCCTGTTCGGTGTGTTCGATGATCGAAACCGTCTTTGCCTCTTCGGCGTCGGCGTCGGTGCAGAAGGCGAAGCAATACCGGCCGTCCCCTAGGTATGTCGAGACGACAGCGGTCGCCTTCTTCGGGCGTTGGTGTCCTTCGGCACGGAGGAAGGTCAGCAGTTTCAACGCTGCTTGCGTTGCGTTGCCTTGCCCTTCGGTCTCGTAGTCCCATTGATGGACAAAGTTGGGTCGCTTGTCCTCGTCTCCGGCGAGCCAGGCACGAACGCGAGCGCCTAGGCGGTTGGTCGGTCCGTGGTATTGGGTGAAGATTGCCCGCCCTGCGTGGGCGTGCTTCAATTCGGTTTTGGTGGTTGCCATTGTTGTGGGGGGAAAGGTTTAGAGTCGGCGCTTAATGTCGTCAAGGTTCGCTTGCGTGAGGGCGTTAAGTCCTGAGGCTTCGCGGATCGCGTCGGCGTGATGCGAGAGCAGCCCCGCCACCTCGGAGAGTAGTCGGGCAATCCGTGCGTCCTGCGGGAAGCCCGGCCCCGTGCGGTCGTAGCGTTCCGCCTGTTCGTCTAGGGAGGCCGCGAGCCCTTCAAGGGCGTTGGCTGATTGGGCTAGTATGTAAAGCCCTTGACGGGCTTCGTGGGGGGTCTGGTTGGTGTCTTGCATTGTTGTAGGGGAAAGGGGGGCTTGGTCTCGTCAGTCGGCGCTTAACGCCGATACGCCTCACGGCGTTTCGACCTGGGCTTAAATCAATCCGGCTTCGCCAAAGCTAAACCAGCCTTTTCCGGCGGGGTCGGCTTGGGGCGTCCCAATGATAACGTGGTCGAGCAACTCAATCCCAATCATCCGGCCTGCTTCGAGCATTTGCTTCGTCACGGAACGGTCAGCAGGGGACGGGGTAGGGTCGCCGCTTGGGTGGTTGTGGCAAATGATGACAGCGGAGGCGCTCGAAGTGAGGGCGACCTTGAAGACCTCACGGGGGTGCATCAAAGCGGAGGTGGCCGTTCCGACGCTGATCTCGACCGCCCGAATAAGTCGGTTGCGGCGGTTGAGGGCGAGCACGATACAAGCCTCTCGGTCGTGCGGGAAGCGGGGACGCGCGAAGTCCCAAACCTTTTGCGGGGCGTCTAGTTTCTCGGCAAGGGTTGCCTTGCTCGCTTCAACTCGCTTCACGACCTCGAAGAGCGCCGACAGTTTCGCGGCTCTCGGCTTCGTCGTCAGTTGTTCGAGCGTGAGCACGTTGGCGTTGTGCAACTCCGGATTGGAGAGGCTGCCGAAGTGTTCGAGCACGGCGTCGAGGTCTTTCGACCCGAAGGGGACGCCGACCACAAGGGCAAGCAACTCGGCATCAAGCAAAGCCTTGACCCCACGGGCTTCAAGTCGCGTCTCGGTCTTGTCTTCGTTGAGCAGGAAGGGCAGTTTCATTTTGCTTTTCCTTTCTGTTCTTTCGGCTTGGTGAGAGTTGCGCGCCGCGTCTCGTTCAAGAGGTCGGCGAGCGTCTCGACGTGCAGCCGGAGGGCGTCGAGGTGATTGGCTATCGAGCGAAGGGACGCGACCGCATAGGGTGGGCGTCCCCGGTGTTTGTGTTTGTGTTTCATATCGGGGGGAGGGGGCAATTTATGATCGAGCCGCCCGCCACTAGCAAGCGTCTTTTGTGCTTGTGCTCTTCGAGCTCCTGGGCTTGTTTGGTTGTCCCATGTCATACCTAAATGAATACCAAAACCGCCTGACCGAAGTATTCGGCTCATGCCCTGCCCTGCTGTCGTTCGACGAAGCGAACCAGCGTTCCAAGGCCGCAACCTTCGAGCACGATACCAAAGACCTTGAATGGTCGCTTCCGCCGGCGACCTGCTCGGTCTGGGCTTCGACCGCCTTCGTCGATGCGGTCGCCCTGCTGCGTTGGCTTCGGTCGCTGTCGCCGGAGTTGCGCGCCGAAGCGGTCGAAGGGGAATGGGTCTTCGGCTGGTTCACGGAAGACGACCCGACCGAGACCAACAGCGACCCCGAAGGGGAGTTTGTGTCTTCGCTGTCCGTGTCCGACATTGAAGACCCCGAAGACCTAGCCGGTGCGGTCGAGCACGCTTCGCGGTTCGGCTGCCTGTTCTTCGAGGTCTGGCCGAAGCGACCGCCCGGCTGCGGTCAGGTCTTCGACCAAGACAAGCGAGACTAGCAAACGCACGGCACGGGGTCGCTGACCCCCTTCGTGCCCCCCGTGACCCCGACCGCTTCGTGAGCGCTCGGGGTCGCTTCGTCTTGGGGTCTGGCTGGGCTTGTGCGGTCGCTTCGCTCCCCTCCCCTCCCCTTGCCCCCTGTCTCGCGTCGTCGTCGTTCCTGGGCTTCGCGGCGTCGGGGCGCCGGCGTCGAGCTAGACAAGCCCAGGTCAAGACGCGAACCCCGGTCAGGACGATCCCCCTAGGCGGTGCGGAGCAGCGTCGGGACGTCGACGGGACGGCCGAGGGGTGAAGACCCGCCCGCCTGCCCCCTCCCTAGGAGGGGCGAAGCCCCGACCCCCTACCCCCCCAAAACCTTTTGGTTTTTTTGATCTCCCCCCAACCGGCAAAATCTGTGGTCTGTAAAAACTTAATGCTACACTACGTTCTCGCTTGCAA